TAGACAATGTATTCAATATTATGCAAGGTACAGATAGAAACAAACAATTCAATAATGACAGGCATCACCAAGATGCCAGCGTCTAGTGTATGTAGCCCTTCTGATACATTGTTTAACATCAATGACTCAGCAATGGCAGATAGAGGAACCTTGCTCTCTAGTACATCTAGTGTATTAAGCATAACGTCTGGACTAGAAAACATATCCATGTAGCGTTGTGCTACATCAGAAATGCTTGTAAGCTGTGGAGGCTGTTGCCACGGTCTGCTTTTCTCAGGAGCAGTCCAAGACACACCCGGAGGTACTGGTGTAATAACATCAAAGGGTGAAGTTTTAACTTTTTGCATTAACCAGTTCCTCTCTTGCTTGTCTAATACCTTGGACAACATCTGCAATAATTTTCATATTCATATCTTCTTTCTTTGTTTCTTCTGCTGGTTTTTCTTTAGAAGAAGCAAAGCCAAAGCTTTTCTTTTTTGGAGAAGAAGAAGACTTGTTAGAGGCAAGCATTGCATCTATTTTATTCATGTAAGCTTTAATGTGTTTCATGATCCTTTTATCTTCTTAAACAGATCGTACAGGCTCTCTAAGCCAATCTTTCCACCTGTCGTTCCACCTGTGGATAGTAATGCCACAGCTAATTGGCCCATAGATGAATAAAAAGCACCGTCTGCTGTAGAGTCAGCAGTGTATTTGGATGCGGCAGAATTAATGTTTGCCTTGGTAATTTCATTAGCTCTAGTTGCATCATTATCGGCTGTCTTCCATGCTTGCTCAATCCTATCACGATAGGTTTGTGAAAGCTGAGCATATGTGGAAGCAGACAAGTCTGTAGCATTCTTAGCATTGACAGCAGCCATAGCATTCACTTCTCTTGTGTTTGCTGTTGAAATTTCTGCCAACACTTTAGCATTTGCTATGTTAATTTGTGTCGCTAAGTTTGCATTGAACTCCGCTCTGTTATTAGCTTCTTGTGCATTAAATTTCAAAAGCTCATCAGCAGCAGTTTTGTTAAAGATGGACACTTTGTTTTTCTCTGCCGCATTATACTGAGAAGCAGACAAAGCAAGCTGTGCATTCACCTTGTCAGCTTCTAATGCATTTGCTGCATTGGTTGCTTTAGCTGCATTAGCAGCAGCAGTGTCAGAGATGATGGAGTCAGCAATTTCTTTGGCTTTAAACAAAGCTGTTTGTTGTCTGTTGTCTAAGTTTCTAACATCCATAGCCAAGAAAGACTTAGCATTCTCAACAGCCACTTGTTGTCTGTTGTTAAGGTTGGCTGTCTCAAGAGAAGCCACCTGTGCTGTCTTTGCCAATATCAGTGCTTGTCTATTAGACAAGTTCTGTAAGTCCATTGTGCTTGTAAGACGAGCATTCTCCAAAGCAATGGTGACATCAGCAGTGAAGTTTTTGTCAGCAATGTCAGCAACACGAGCAGCATTCAACACTCTAGTCTGGAAGTTCTGATCAAACTCTTGACCCAAAAACTTAGCTCTTTGCTCAGCCAACACCATAGCTGTTTGTTGTCTGTTAGAAAGGTTTTGTAAACCCATCTGTTCAAACACTTTAGCATCAGCAGCAGCAATAGGCAAAGCAGCTTCTAAGGTGGCTTGAACAATGGCTTGACCAGCCATGCTACTAGCACCCAATCCTCTAGCTGCAAGCTGTGCTGTAACACCACGCATAGAGGCAGCAGCCCAAGGAGGTGGGTTACCAGCGTCAAAGTTTGTCAGAAGCTTGTTAAGCTGTCCTTGTGTTGTCATCTCTTCTGAGACAACTCCTTGAGCAGCTTGTGTCTTAGCTAGAGCAGCTTCAACTTGTTTCTGATCTACAGCAGCACCACTAACAACTTCACCAGCTTGTAGTGTTCTTTGTTGAGGAGCAACCACTTGTGTAGCCACTCCCTGTGCCGCTGCTTCTTTACCAACTGCTGTCTCTGTAGGAACAACAGTGGCTGCTTGAGCTTGTGCTTCTTTAGACAAGACACCCTGCTCTGCTTTCACACCAGTTAAGCTCTCAGCAAGTTTAGCTTGAGCTTGGTCTGCTGCAATTTTCTCTTCAGCCACTGCTGCTGGAGCAGCCACTTCTGCTGACACCACACCTGCTGTAGGTGTAGCTTGTTGTATTGCACCTGCTTGTTGTGCAGTTGCTGTCATTCCAGAAGTAATTGCTGTTTGTTGAGCGGGAGCTTGTGTTGCTGTTGGCTTATCAGGAAGAACAGCACCACCATCAGCAAATGTTCTTTCACCTCTTGTACCAGCATCTCTTGAAGAGAGAAGCTCACCAATAGCAGCAAAAGCTGCTGTCAAATCTAAAGCTTCTTTTTCTTTCTTTGCTTTTTCTTCTTCTTCTCTCTTTTTCTTTTCTTCGTCTTCTTCGTCTTTTGTTAATTCATTAACAGCATAAGCATCAGTTAAGCTGACAGAAGGAACATCATAAGCACCTAAGGGAGCACCAAAAACACCAGCCTCACTTACAGTGCCGCCACCAGCAGCGGGTGCTGTCAGTCCTTGACCTCCACCCATGTCTGTTAGAAATGGCTGTGAAAGGGTGGAGCCTGTTAAATTAGAAGTGACAGGAGCTTGCATGCCTGTACCAGCAGTGAGGTCGGCACTAGACGCTGCTGCACTAGCAGGAGTGGTGGGAGGGGTGTATAAGTTAACCCCTTCACCAGCACTTGCTTGTATGCCTGTACTAGAAACGCTGCTACTAGGAGCGATAGAATACATACTAGTGTCAGCAGCAGGGAGAGTTAGGGCTTCTGCTCCTGCCCCACCAGTCACTCCTGTATACGCACTAGTGGTGTTGGCAGCACCAACACTAGCTGAATCCACACCAGCGGCAGAGGAACTTCCTCCTCCTAAGCTAAGGCTGCCAGCATCCGATAACAGTTGTGTGCCACCAACAAGGGCTGCTGAAGTGGCCCCAGCTATCACCGAATCTTCTAGAGATTCTCCTGCAACTAAGTTGCCTCCTGTGGTGATGGCAAAAGCACCCGCAGCACTGACAGCAGCAGCACTAGCTCCAGTGACACCAACAGCACCTAAGACAGCATTGCCCACCATTGGGATTAAGGCAGGATTGACAATAGCCGCAACAACAAGGGCTGCTTTAGCAACCTTCTTTAAAAACTTTTTAAATTTTCCTTTTTTTGACATATCACGCTCCCAATTCGCCAGATTCAACCATCTGCTGAGTTAAAACTCCTAAGGTTGAAAAGATAGCCAAGGCTTGATAATCAATCTTCTCTCTAACATCTTCTTCTTCTGCTAGGTCGTTAGCCAATAGTTCCTGCCTAAAACGAGGATACAAAGAAGGGTCTTTAATAACATCCTCAGCCATTTGAGACAATTTGATAATGATGTTTGGGTCTACATCATCTTCAATAATCATTTCTCTAATCATCTTCTTAGCCTCAGTCACTTGCTTTGCTTGAGCACCCTTAATGACTTGACCACCTTTAGCGTAGTGAACAACAACCCCACCCTTAGCCATACCTTCTGAAAGCTTAGAAGTGATCAAAGAATATTTCTTTGCCTCTGCTGGTGTTGACATCAAGAACTCATCAAACATATGCATAGGCCCGTTGTAGCCCATCTTTCTAGCCACAACTTCTTTTTGTGTTGCTGTGAAATCTTCTTTCATTTCTTTAACGCCTTATACAAATATTCTAAAAATTGTTGATTATCTTTTAATGTGGCTATCAAGCCTGTTGTCACACAATACACTTGTCTTTCTGTCATATTCAATTGCATTGCATTATCTATTGCATGCACCACTTCATGTAACACAGTGTCTGTTTCTAGTGAAGGGGGCTGTCCATTCTTTATTCTAATTTTTAAATTGTCACAATCACAATCCCCTATAACATCTTTTAAATCATCTAAATAAACCACTTCATATTCTCTGCCAATTATATTTAGATTTTTAAAGGACATTATATCACTCCTTAAGCGACAAGTCCATTTAGGTACACCGTCTTACCATTTTGTTTAGTAGCTGTCAACTCTTGTTTCTTTAGGTTGCTTGGGTCGTATGAGACATGCACCCAACCACTGTCTGGAATACCGGGAGTATAAAATTCTAGGATGAGTTGTGTGTATTCTAAATTATCCATAATCCACTGGGCCAGATCAGCATTTGCAACACCCGGAATTTCTATATCGGCTGCTCTCCCAAGGCAATGGTCTGAGGTTTTTGATCCTCCCACCGCAGCATTACTTTCAGGACTGCGAAATGCACTATTACATTTTACACCTTTTTTATAATGATCTCTAACAGGTTGTAACACTTTCTCACAAAGCAGCTTCAAGCTAGCAATGGCAGCTTCATTTGGTGTGTTGTCCAAACCAAGACGCAAGGCTGTCTCAGACTTAGTCAATTCATGTAGGGAGAAGTTGGCTGTCAGGTTCATTTGATTTCCTTTTGTGATTCAAGGGCTTTGTTGTACAAATCGATGCAAGAGTTGAGCTTTTCAATGGCTCTATTCCCTTCATCAGTCAGTTCGAAAAGAGCTTTTCCAAACGCTGGGTCAAGTTCGGTTCGTGCTTCTCCTGCACTATCTCCGGTGGGAGTGGTGGGATCTGTGGTGGGCTGTACGGGGCAGGTCGTTTTGACAGGAACCCGCAGCTTGAGAGCACCAGAGTCAATAGCAGCATCACGCTGCTTTGTAGCAAGTTTGGCTTTTTCATTTGATGTCCTTAAGGCATTTGCAGTGGTAGTTACAGCGGTTGCTAAAGCCTGTTCCTTGGCTCTGGCTTGGGTATTTAGACGGTCTACTTCTTCTTGTTGAGCCTTGGCCTCATAGTGCTGACCAGTACAGTAGCCACCACCAAAGATCAAGACAAGAACTAGCAAACCTCCAAGGATGTTACTCATGGCTTTGGCGGCTCATCGTTGTCATTGGATTCAGCCTCTGCCTTGGCACTGGCATTGGCAATAGCCTTGACACCAGAACGACCAGCTACACCACCCAACACACCAGTGATGAACACCATGATGGTGCTAATCTGTTGCGTGTAAACTTTGTCAATTGCCGCCATAGCACCATTCATAGGCTGAGTGACAAATGAAACTGAGTACAGAAACATACCCATAGAAGCCAACAGAATGGTCACCAAGACCACAATCACAAATGCCCATACCCTGACCTCAATCTCATCTGCGGTCAAACGGTTGTTTTGCTTGTATCCAATGGTTGTCATTACTTTTTCTCCTCTGGTTTGACTAACATATCAGGACAAGTACCTGTAGCGGTACAAATCGGCGCTTTACATTCATCAAGTTCCCAATTCATCGGGTCTTGGCAAGGGTAACGAAATCTATCTGAACAACCCGCTAACAACCCGCAAAGGATGCCAACGCAAACAGTAAGCGCCAACAGTTTAAGTTCATGTTTTGTCATTTTTGCGTTTCTCCTGTTCAATTTGCCTTCGCAATTTCTCAACCTTCTCAAGTTGTGTCTTCGACTCGTGCTTAACTTCCAATATGTCTACATATAAAAAACCTAGTAGAGGAAGTAACACTGCTATTAATATACAAGCTGCTATCCATCCCATTATGTCCTCCCCCAATTCTTTATGAGGAGGAACCACATCCAAAGGTACACGATAAATATCATTGTTGCGGCTAGGTAGATTAGCTTTGCTTGGAAGTTTCTTTGTTTTTCCCTTCGTAGCCATAGCCTATATCTTTCTTTAGCCTCTTCTTTAAGTCTGGCTCCTTCTTGTTCTTCCTGTATAACCTCACGCATTTCAAACACTGAACTGTATAAAGCTCCCATTTCAGGAGGACTCTGATACACCATTGTTTCTCTAATCGTTATCTCCAATTCAGCCATCTGTTGCTGTGCCATCACTCTCTTTAAGGCAGCTTCCATGTGGTTCTGATTTGGATCGTATACGTTCCTTGACTTATCTTCTTCTTCTCTTATGTGTGCAGCTAGTTGTTCTTGTAGTTTAAAAAACTCTGTTAGGTTTTTGACGATGTCAACTTTAACTTGAGTTTCGTCAACAGCAACATACTTAGTCTTCTTAGGCTTAGCCACAGGCTGAACAGCTTGAGGCTTAGGCTTGCTACCAAAGAAGGCAAGAAGCTGGCCCCAAAATCCATACACCTCTTTGCCAATACCAACAACTTCGTCAACAGTGCTCTTAATCTCAACGAAAGACTCTTTAGCTTGTTTGTAAAGCTCACAGCCAGCTTGGATGTTTTTGACAAGACCTGCCGCAAGTAGACAAAGGCTGATTGGATCAATTTTAAACTCCTAAAAGTTTCTTAAAAAACTCAGCAGCAACGCCGGGGCCAAACAATACAGCCACAATGACAGCATACAAAAGATATTCAATCTTTGTCATACGCTTGTCGCCTTCTTCAAAAGACTTCTTAATGGCCTCATATCGCTGAGCACACACTTCTTCATGTGTCATCAGCTTAGCCTCTGTTTCAGAGATGAATTTGTTTTCTACTTCCATTACCAAGGCACTCCTGTGGCAGTAACTGGATTCTTCTTCAGTTCAATCTGAGCCTCTAGAGCCGCTTCTGTTGCGTCCTTATCCACACCATTAGCCCAAATCCAACCAAGGACTTGTTCTTGTGTCAGGTCGGCATAGGCTACTGTGGGAGTGCCATCAGACCATGAGCAAGTGGCGTAGATAGAGGCTGAATGCTCTCCATCTACTGCTGTGGCTTGCCAGTGGGCAGTGGTTACAAAGCCATCAGAGGTTTGACGGTCAAGTTGGGAGATTGTCCAAGTGGTGGTCATGGTTTATGCTCCTTCCAATGCTGTGATTCGGGTTTCAAGTTGTTCAATTCGTGCCATAGCTTCTTGCAATGCTTTTACTGCTTTCATGTATAAAATTGAATACTTAACAGTTTTCATTCCATCTTTAACATCTTCATCAACTAGGCCGGGGCTGACCTGTTCAACTTGTTGAGCAATTACACCAAGCATCCAAGGATTTTCTGCGTCAGAAAATTGCTCTGATTTCATTTGGAATTTAACAACCTCAATATTTTTAATGTCGTTCCACTGAGTGCTTGCGGGTGTAATTCCTTGTTTTAAACGAGCGTCTGAAAAACCAGCATACGAGTTAGTGCGTGATTTAACATTACCTTCCGAAGTAACTTCAAACTTTGTTTCGTTTGCTGTTGAATAGCTTGAATAAAACAATGCAAGAGAGATACCCGCACCAGTTGTTCCGTTGTTTAGTAAATAGCCGGCAGTTGTAGCTCCGCCATAGATATAAGTACCAGTTACAGTGCTTGGTGAGTTGCTTGTAGCCCCCACCAGAAAGTTACCGCTGGAGTCGATACGGGCACGTTCTATGCTGTTGGTATATAAGCGCATTGCGCCGTTGACATCATTCAGGATATAAAGGTCAGTACCATCTGTGAAGAACTCAGCTTTTACTGCATCGCCAACTTTCAAAGCGGAAACAGCGGATGATGCGCCGTTTATTTCTAATACACCTCTACCAGACGAAGAAAGAGCAGATGTTGTAGTCCCCAAGAGCAAATTCCCACTCGCATCCAGAGTCATTGCTTGGGTGAAGCTGATTGCGCCTCCTGCTGTGCCAGTGGCGGCGTTGAACCATTTGTGTGTACCGCTTTCTTGACGGTATAGCGCAGACAATCCATTTGCGGCATACAGATGACTAGAGCCGTTAAATACAGCATTGCTACCAATATCAAAGATAGTTGAAGTAAATGCTTGGACATATCCAGAAGTCATTACAAATGCTTTACCACCTCCCCAAGAGGCACTAGGCGTAACACCAAGACCCATGTTGCCAGCACTATCAAGACGCATGGCCTCAGTTCCACCTTCAGCAAAAGCAATAGTGTCAGCCGCAGGGAAGAAGATGCCTGTGTTGGTGTCGCCAGTAGTGGTGATAGCAGGGGCAGAAACAGTGCCAGCCTGTACAGTTGTGACACCTGTAGCACTCAGCGTGGTGAATGCGCCAGCAGCAGCCGTATTAGCACCAACAATACCATCAAAGTTGGCTGCGTTAATTCTTCCGCTTACCCCTAAACCACCTGTGATTACAGCAGTACCTGTAGTTGTAGATGTGCTTGCTGTACCAGCAGTAAAGGTTGTTGCACCATTACTTGTTAGTGTGGTGAATGCACCAGCAGCCGCAGAAGCACCACCGATAGCTGTACCGTCTATCGTGCCACCGTTGATGTCGGTAGTGGTCAGCACAGACGAGGCCAGCGTCACAACCCCAGTGGAATTCGCAATAGAACCCGCCGCCGTGCCGTCAAGAGCTTTTAGGTTAGTCACTTCAAGGTTGGTCGTGTCAACTAAAGGAGAGATAACTGATGTACCAAAATATCCTGTACGTGGTCGAGTTGCACCAGATGCACCAATGTCGTAGGTGTTGTCAGTAAAGATCAGATTGCTGGCTAGTGTGCCATTCACAGTGACGGCATCAGCAGAAGCATCGCCAAGAGTGACTGCACCGGAAAAAGTGGCAGCAGCAGCACCAAGAGTGCCTGTCAATGTTGGACTAGCAGACATAACCACATTGCCTGTGCCTGTAATGGCATTGCTTACCAACCCTTTAGAAGCGTCAGTGAAGACAGCTTGTGAAGCTGTTAATGAAGATAAGACTGGCTGTGCTGTTAATGTAGCTACACCAGTGACAGCTAGTGTGCCAGAAGCCGTTATATTTGCAAATCCTGCTGTCCCTGTCAGTGTAGGAGAGGCTGATAACACCATATTACCAGTGCCTGTTACAGCATTGCTTAATGTAACGCCACCATATGTTAGGGCCGCTGACAAAGTGGTGGCTCCAGTGACAGCTAGTGTGCCACCAATAGAAGCATTACCAGCTAAATAAAAGTCTTTAAATTTAAGAGAACTTGTACCTAAATCAACAGTGTTTGTGGTTTTAACACCAAGCACAGATGAAGAAATTGTCACATCTTGGGCAGGGCCAAGGGCAAGAATGGGAGCACCCTCTCCAGCAGTGCCATCATGATTGTGGCCTGTAGAAGAATTAAAGGCAGCTTGAATACCATCAAACTCCCCATCTAAATCAGCAGCATTAATAACATTACCATCTGCAATGTTGTTAATAGTGTCTACTCTTGTATATCCAGCCATGTTATTTCCTTAATAAATGCCTAACAGTTTTACCACATTATCGTCTGTCATGCGTGGAATATTCCAGCGTTGCAGCGTCTAATG